CCAGCACCACCATTTGTGAGTGTAATTGAATCAATAATACCAGATACAGTATTTGAAACATATGCAGTAGCATCTAAACTTGCACCGCCACCAGTTACAATAACTGGATCACCAACATTATAACTAGCGCCTTTATTCACTACATTAATACGATTAACAATTGAGAATGTATCAAGTTGAAGTGTTAATACTCCAGCTTCAATACCATCTGGATCAACGGCTATAGCTTGTAACACTTCACCATTGATAAAATTACCTGTGAGTGTTTTAGAGTTAATAAAAATTTCAAATGGAGCACCTAGATTTGTTCCATCGGAAATAATTCTTCTTCCAGCCCTTTCAATAATGGCTGTAGCACCTGATGTGAGACCTGTAATTAAAAGTCCACCAGAGTAAGTTGGATTTAAAAAGATTGGATCAAAATTTGGATAATAAACTTCAACGACTGAATTGGCCGCAGGAGGAGAATTAAAAATAACATAACGGTCATCTTTAAATAAAATATAATCGTTAGTATTACCAAAAGATTTTAGGACACCATTCACATAAACATCAACATCACCTTGGCCAACTTCTTGAGCTGTTCTAAAGTAAGTTTGTGTACCATTGGCTATACTAACTGTTCGAATATTATCTTCAACTTTAAGAATATTATCAACAGTCCATTTACCATCAGAAACTCTTAATACGGCATTTTTTGGAAGAATGATATCAACTTCATCATTGAATAACATTCTGAATAGTAATTTAAATGATTTCTCATTACCTTTGGCAAGGTATAATGGCAATACATTTTTAATAAGGAATGCTTTATCAACCTGAACATCTTTAGGTAAAAGTGTTGCATAGGTATTAAAGAAGTTATTTTCAAAGTCAACAATTGATTCATCAACATCTGAAATGTATCTTAAATCTTTAGCTCTTTGAGTTAAATCGTTTAGTTTAGTACCTTGTTTAGTCTCAAGGAATTCATAATAAGCTTCAAGGAAAGTTATGAATAGGGGATATTCGTCCCGAATAAATTCAGGAACCTGACGATTAACAAGTAATGAGGTTTTTAAATCAGACATTAAACTGTTTCAAGTGTAGTTACAATAGATGTTGGGTCGTCTTCGTCAATTGTAATAATTGTATTACGAACTGATTGTATAATTCCTTTTTCAGATTCAATGGTCAATCGAACAAGACCATCAGCAGAACTTACTGAACGAATATTAATATCATTAAGTGTAATAATACCATTATCATAATCAATCTCACCAGCATTACTATCAACAATTTGTCTTTCAGCATTGGTATCATAGTAAATGGTTCTAACAACACCGGTTCTTGAATCAATCACAGCATCTCCAGTGGCGCCATAACCAGAACCACCTGAAATAGAAACAGTAGCACGAGTATAATCAATACCACGATTTGTGATGTTAATACTCTGAACAACGCCATTTACAATAACAGCTTCGGCGGTTGCACCTGTACCATCGCCAGTAATTGTGACTGTTGGTGTTGTCGTATAACCTGTCCCTGGATTTGTTATACTTATTAAAGAAATTCCAGAATATGATTGAGGAATCTCATCAAAAGTTACTGTTCGAGCTACACCCTGTGAATCATTTACCACAAATTCCGTTGAGGTAAGTTTATTAGTAATTGTACCACGATGAATAGGAACATTAAACTTGATTGTATAATTTTGAGAAGTAGCTAATGTTGGTTCAAATCTCTTTTGCACACGAACAACCGCTTCAGAACCAATGATAGCATTATTATCGGTGCCATCAACAGAATCTTGCATCTTTGAAAGAACAAATTTAGAACCAAATTTATTTAATTCAGAATCTCGATATGACAATACAGCTGAGCGAATGGCATTTTTAATTGATGTAACAGTACCTGTTGTTTTTGTTGGGTCATATTGCACTTTGTTTTCAACAACCAAATAGAGATATTCCGGATTAATAATTTGTGTTGAAACAGTTACGATAGATTTTGGTGTGATAATCTCATCAATGATTCTTTGTTTTTCACTTTCAGATATGTAGAAACCAGCATAAGGCTTTAATGAGACAAATACTTTACCATAAACAGGAGGAACATTATCTTGTCCACCCCAAACTGAAACTGATTCAAGTGTTGGATAATTGTTTAGAATGTATGATTCATAATCTTTATATGATACTAAACGATTTTGTGCTGAGAATTGTGCTACTGCTGAATATTTAATATCATCAACAGATTCACGGTCAGCACCACCAGCAGCTGCACTCACAGGAGTAATTGTGAAATTGGTTAATATATTACCTAATGAATCAACAACCGATGAAGTTGCAACAAAGTTATTGGCTTTATTTCCAGCTGTTCCGTTTGTAAGTAAGTATGTAGCAGTTACAATAGCACCATCAGGTAAAGATTTACCAACAACATCATTACCAAAATAGATTTGATAATTACCTTTACGCTCTTCTTGTAAGAAGAATACTTCGGATGTAGCCGAGATATCTAAAACATCGGTTACTTTAGAATAAACAGTTGATGCTGTATTTGAAACAGATGGTTGAACTGTTACTTTTAATGTTGTCGTATCAATATTTGTATCAGGTATCGTAAATACTTGTTTTGGATTTGTAGCTGAATTGTATGTAAAATTATATGAAGTTAATTGGCCTTCATAGATTGCAATATTAGTAAAAATAAAATTTGTTCCTGTTTTTGAAACAGAGATATCACTTATACCATTATCTAATAAAACAAAATTATATGCCTTCGAATCAATCTGATTGGATAAGAATGTAAATCCTTCAGATAATGTTAATGTAGCTGGAGTATATGATGTTGAATCAACGGTAAAATTAATATATGCAGTTGGTGCTCGTGTTGAATGTGGAACATACCCTAATACTTTAGCATGTGAAACGGCAGAATCACGGAGTAAAGCAGTATCAAGGAATGCCTCATTGGCCACCATATTGACATAGTATGCGTTATAATGGGTGTTATATGCTAATAAGTCAATCAATACTGAAAGACCAGCGCCATCAAAGTCATAGTCTGTAAATTCAGATTGTTGATTTAGAAATGTTTTTAAATTGGTCTTGATTGTATCAAAATCAAGTTCCGTAACTCGTAAACGGTCTGCCATTTTTATCTAATCCGTTCTAGGAAAAAATTAATCGTAATTGGGTTTGCATTGTTAATAACAAAAAATTCTAAATTAACTTTAAAACCATTTTCATCAGGAGAAGCTACCACAGTAACTTTTGATACCTGAACTCTTGGTTCAAAGTTTGAAATAGTTTCAACTATCTCTCTTTCTATTTGTGACGCTGTTACAGCATCCACATTTTCAAATAAAAGACGGCGTATATTACTTCCAATTTGCGGTTGGAATGGTCTTTCATAATGGTTTGTTAGAACCAAATTCTTAACTGAATTAATAATGGCATATTCATTTTTATGCGTATTAATGTCTTTACGAATTGGATGAATGGTAAAATTCAAATCCAAGTCTCTAAAGGTTCGTGTTGAGTTTATATCTACTGTAGCCATGTTCTATTTATTCAACCTCCTGCAAAAACATTTGATGAGCCAGAGGTTATTATATGTCCTGAATATTCATCTCCCACTCGACCAACACCTTTTCCATTTACAAAAACAGTAGAAGAATATGTTGTTAATGCGACTGTATGTGATACACAGATTATACCAGCTGGTATTAAATGTGATAAACACAAGTCTCCAGCTCTAACTGCACCAATTTTATTCACAAAAACTGTTGATGAACCTTCGTCAGTTACGGTTGTACCATCACAACCATGGCCAGTATTGATTGTATCGGTTCCGTCTTTTCTTGCTACAGCTGCCATATTAATTTAAGTCTATTTTTGGAGCAGTAAATTTCATATTACCGCCAGAATTAATGGTACATGTTCCACCAATATCAGCGGCAAAGTTACCACCAATTTGCATATTAACATTACCATCAACATAAACGGTAACATTACCCTTAACATAAACCTGTTCATTACCAATAATCACTTCAAACTTATCTTTTTGTATGCGTTCAGCACGGTCTCCAGCAGGTCCCCATTCAACATATGAACCCGACCTGTGATACAAATGTATCCTTTCAGAATCTTTTGTGTCATCGAACTCTAGGGCGTG